ATACCTAAAGTTTTATCTATAGCTCCACCTATTCTAGAACCCTGTAGCATTGCAGTTCCATAATACAAAGCTTGTCCAAGCGGTGACTTTTCAAATTCTTCTTGTCTTTCTATGTTATCTTCTAAAATATCTAATGCTGTATTACCAACTACAGCTGCTTCTTTACTAGCCATTATATTACCTCCTCTAATTGACTTTTCATCCACCTACCATTTATTTTTATATAAACAAAAGAACCAGATGAATCGCTTACTACTACTTGATCACCGTCAAAACCTTCTTCAGAAATAGGAGCAGATTGCCTAACAGACAATGGAGTTTCCATTTGCTGATCTATTTCTTCTATTTGAGAAGATTGTTCTTGTAAAGAATTTAAAACTGTTTTATCTCTCATCTATATCTCTTTGTTTTTTTTGCAATTTTTTTAGGTTGCTTGCTATGTTGCTTACCTTTTTTTGTATCTTTACGCTTTTTTCTTGTAGTAGCAGCATATTCTTTTGCACTAAGTTTTTTAATAGCAGCATCAGGTAAATAACGTTCACCAGTTTCGCCTGAAGGTTTTCCTGACTTTGTACGCCATTTTTGTTTTGTCCACTTTTTTAAACTCTTTTGTGATTTTTTTAATGCCACTACTTATATCCTCCACCTGCTGCTTTGTATCTTCTAGCTAACATTTGTGCTTTTCTAGCAGACCACTGTCCAGGTTTACCACCTTTACTTCCTGCCATAATTTCATTAAACATACGTTTACGCATACCAGGTTTTGTATAGTTACCAGCTTTATTTACTGTGCTTTTCTTTTTAGCCATGAGTTTTAACCACTTTCATAGGCATAGTTAAAGATGCTCCTTTATGTCTTTTAAACTTAGCTCCATGTTTCATTAAAACATAACCCTTACCCTTTTTCATAAAGTGATACCCTTTTGGTGCTTTAACTTTCATTAGTAACTATATCCTTTCTTCATACCTTTTTTCTTGGTAGTCTTCTTTTTCTTTTTACCTTTTTTCATAGGTTTCTTTTTCATTCCATATTTCATAGTAACTCCTTTACCATTTTACTTTATGTGACCAATATCTAGCACTTAATTTACTTGGTTTAGCATCTTGTGCATTGTGTCTAGCATAATATGATTTACGTCTTGCTTTATCTTTTTTACTCTTCGGATTTTTACCAGCTCCTCTTACGCCTTGCTGTCCAAATCTTATTAATTTTGTTTTATCTCCAACCTTAGCTACCACTACATGTGATTTCTTAGGATGATTAGGTGTTCTTTTAGGTTTATTATAACCAGATACACCAGCTCTCGTTAGTTTAGGATCTTTCTTTTTAGCCATTAACCTTGTCCTCTTTTACGTTTTTTATAATACTTTTTGCTAAGTTTATTACCATACTTAGTTCGTTTACCACGACCTTGTCTGGTTTTTTTCTTTGTAGGTTTTCTTACTTCTACAGATCCAAAACCTTTTCTTCTCACTTAGCTACCTTATCTCTAAATACAATCTGTATATCATTAATAGTAAAATCTTTATGTACACTTCCACTACTATCTGCAAACAACTTTATACCAAACGAAGTACAATTTTTAAATACAGAATTAGTAACAGATATTCTTTCTGTTTGGAAATCTGCACTAGTATTAGACAACTCTTTACTTGTATTAGCAACTAAAGTATCTTCTACTTGACTACCATCCATTCTAGTTGCAAAACCTTTTACTAATATATTTTCACCTCTTGTATAATTTATATAAACAGTAGTAATACTTTTTTTAACAGAAGGTGTAGTCATATCATATTCTTTTGATTTAAATACTACTTGATTATTTGCAGTAAAACCAGAAGGATCGTTATTCCATTGACGCATCTTTACTTTATTGTTTGGAGCACTTCCATTTTGCTCTACACAATAAACAAGAGTTCCATCGTTTAAATTTACAAAATTTGTAAAATCTGCAGAAGCAGCTCTACTAACAGCATTTGCTGAACCAGTATTACTTTCAAAAGTATCTGCTTCACTATAACTTTCAGATTTAATATCATATTTTAAAATAGTATTACTTTTGTTTGCAATAATTAATTCTTTTGTATCAGGTAAAAAACCTATCATACTTTTATCAAATTCAAAACCTGCTATTAAATTTCCTCCTGTTTTATCAAACATAGAAGCAAATCTAGATTCTCCTGTTACGGTTAGATCTAAATCTAATATGCGTCTTCCATCGTACAAATACATACCATGTCTATTAAACCAAGCAACAAAACCAGTTCCTTGAACTACATGATAAGGTTTTTCACATCCTTTAAACTCTAATTCGCTTTCTAAAAATTCTAAATCTCTACTACAATTTATTATAAATAATTTATTTTTTTTGAATTGTAAAAGTTTACTACCAACATTTGCTAATTTTATAATTTCATCACCATCTTCTACAGCTACATCAATAAAACTATCTACTGGAAAGTAGTCAAATTCATTAGGTCTAGATTTAAAAATTCTATCTGGTTTTATTTGTATATTATCATCTTCATCTTTGTAAGTAACATTTCCAGCATAAACCCTTCTATTAATAACAACGCTAGTAGTATAGGTGGTGTTTGCTTGTCCAAGAGCTGTTTCTGATTGTGGTCCTATATAAGGTTCTATTACTTTTAACTCTTTTAAAACTCTACTAGATATAAATTTTTCATCAGTGGTATTATAACTATTAGCAGGATATACATAACAAGTTTCGTCAGCACTGTTTGCTCCTCCATTAAAGTTCTCTACCCCAAATGCTTCGTAGGTACTATCTCCAGCAAATCTAATACCTTTTTCAAAATCTATTTCTGCTAATAAATATTTGGAAGATACATCTCCATCTGAATCTGATGAAGTAGTAGTAGGGTTTGTAACTCTAGCCCAATAAAATTTTAAACCAGCAAATCTTTTTTCATGTTGAGTAGTTGTTTTTGAGCCAATTCTTCCAACAAAATTTAAATACATTTTTTGAGTAATGTTGTCACCAAAATTTCCTGCCTGACTAGCCATACCTAAAAAAGTAGGCATAGACTCTTGTTTTTTAAAAGCAGCAGAAGATTGATATATTTTAGTAGCATAAAATGCATACCTATGTTCATTTGCTACAAGAATACTACCATCTGAATCTGATGAAGAATTATGGTCATTAAATCTAGGACAAATAACCATAGCTCCTATACCAGCTGAAGCTTGGAAAGCACTCTGATCAGTTTTATTTCTTATCGCAGCTTCAGTAATAACATCAGAACGAATAGCGTTGTTACTATCTACTCCTACATTTAAAAAATTAACTTCATTGTTTAGTCCAGGTTTTGCTATCTCCATTCGTTCTGCAGAATATTCACCAGCACCAGAATTAGCTGTTATTGAATGAACATGATCTCCAGTAGTACTTGCGTGTCCTAGTCTTCTAGTAAATTTAAAAAACTCAAAAACATGAGGGTAATTATTGCTATTACCAGCTACCTCCCTTGGTAAAACTTTTGTAGAACCATCTATAGTAAACATATGAGTACTTGAATTTTGAGTAGAACCATAATTAACACTATTAGTTTTAACAGCAGGAGTTCCACTTACTTCAACAATATGAAGTTTAGCTTGAGAAAGGTCATCTAAAAAAAGATATTCATTTTCACCTGAAGCAACAGTATCTACATCACGATCTAATGTAGTATGATGTAAACCAAATCCGTGATTTAAATTATCTACTGCAGTTATAGCACTTGAAGGTATATAACCATTATTTGCAGTAAGAGGACCATTAACAGATTCACCAAAGGTAACTAACTTACCAGGAGTTTCATTATTCATATTCATTGCTTCCTGATATTCGTTAGGTTTTAAATCTCTTGCTGAAGTCTTTTGATTTAATCCTGCACTAAAATTATTTATGTTAAGTATTTTTTTTGGCATTCCTGGTTACTTCCATCATAGTTTTTAGTTTCTTTTTTTTCTTTTTATCTTTGAGATTGTACTTTCTTCTACTATCATTAATAGAAGTTCCTTGCATAGGTCCGCCAATTGTACTAGTTGTTACCATCTATTATATCTCCCCACAAAGTAGTTTTGCCGTTTACAATTTCAACAATCTCTACTTTAAACTCTCCATTAGTAAACCAATCAACCACAGCAAAAGCATGTGCCCAATTATGTAGTCTACCCTTTAACCATTTATTATTTTCATGGGACATTTGTTTTAAACAACCTAATGACCAAGCTGCAATATTACCACCTAGCTTTGTAAGAGTATGTCTTTGTAAATCGTGTGTATGACCATACATAACATTTTCTCCATATGTTTCTAAGTGTTTTTTAGCATGATATGTTGTTGCAAACGCACCATGAAAAAAAGCTAATTTACCAATTTGTATTGGAAGGTTATACTCAGTATACTTATAACCTCTTTCTTTTATTTTACACGCCTTAAAAAAGTTAAGATCACTAAGATAGGGATACTTGTTAGAAAAATTATCCAACCAAAGATCGTGATTACCTTGGAGGAGATACTTTTCTTTACATCCAACTTTTTTAAGGACTTCATCCCACTCATCTAAACCTTTATTTACTAACCTAATTTCCTCTTTAACTATAGGAAGTTGAAACTCTAAAGGTGGTAATTTTTTGTCTTTATACTTCCATGCTGATACAGACTCCCATTCACCAACATCACCTAAATTAACAAAAACTTTAGGTTTTATTTTAAGTATTGCTTTCTTAACACATTCTACTGCAGCTCTATCTTCTAATGGATAATGCTGGTCTGGTATTACAATACCACGTTTTTTTAGTTTCAAAGAAACCTCCTATTTTTTATCTAATGCTTTTTTAACTTCAGCCCATAGCTTATCGTCTAATTTATTAGAAGATTTAGATACTAACCAATCTCCTAAATGCATTATGATCGCTTTAATAAGTTTTTCTGTTCCTAAACTTGTAAGAACTTTACCTAGTATTGGTCCCATTTGTTACTCCTTTTCACAGTTTTCATCACAAGCTTCAAGACCCTTCATATATCCTTGATGCTCAATGATCATTTGTTTTACTTCTGCTAATCTTGAATTAGCTTCTTGAATTTGTCCAGCAAGTTCATTATGTTGTTCAACTAATGATTCCATTTTATTTTGTCCCTGCTCTTTAAGACTTAACTGTTTATCTTTTTTAGCCATTATTTCTCCTTATTAGCTGTTTTTATTGCATTTAAACTTAATATATTAATTAAATACAATTCAACTACTTAATCTCTTTACGGATTTTATCAAAAACTTCTTGCTCATCAAACTTCATACTAATACCTGGTTCATATCTCATTACCTCAGAACCATCTTTAAAAATAATAATAGTAGGAACAACTTTTATATTCCACTCTTTCTGTATAACTGCACCAATAGTTTTATTGCTAAGATCAACTTCTCCTACATAGCAAAGTTTGGCAAGTTTTTCTATCTTAGCTCTATTTCTATAGTTCCAAGAAGCATTTACTTGTACTACTGCGCAATTTTCTAGTTTTACTAGTTGAATTTTTTCAAAACTATCTAGATTAACTGACTGTGAATATAAGGGCGATTGCCATAAGAATAATCCAAGCAACCATGCCATACCATAATAATAATTCATCTGAATACCTCATTTATTGTTCATATCAATAAGTGTTTGAGTAATAGCTTTTGTATCTTCTTTAATGTCATCTACTTTCTCTTCTAACTTATCGACCTTGTTTTCTGTATTAAGTATTGAATCTCTAATCATCTGATCTTTAAGGTCATACTCCATACGTGATACTTCTGGTTCTGGT